TTATTTCCTTGTTGGGGCAAAGTTAAGTTCAAAATCAGTTGAGATTGTTTTTCCTGATTTTGTCTGCACCCTAAAAGTGATACTTTGTCTACTTTGTAATGGGTGTACCAGAAATTTAATATAACCCATCTGATATAAAAGAATCAGTTCTTCGCCTTTTAAATCTGAAAATGACTTAGAATAAGGATAGTATTCCTTAGAGGGTCTATACGGGGCGGGTGTTGTGTCTTCTGTTTTAGGATATTCTTTATACCCGCTTTTTATAAACTCCAATGGTGAGGAATAATACAGTATTGCAATATCATTTAGTGAACTTCCCTTTTTATGGTTATTGTCAAAATCGGTATTGCATATTAAATCAAGTGAAGTAATAGTATCAACTAGGCACGGATTAGAGAAAGGAACCATATAGCGATTATAGCTGACATCACCATATTTAGTGCAAAGTTCATCATACTGCGGGTTTCCCCTGGCAATATTTTCACCTTGAAACATAAAATACAATTCATCGTTGTTGCTTATGTTTCCGGATACAATTTCTTTAATATCAATAAATCCTTGTAGGAAGCTTTTTGAAAATAAAGCTCCTGTTATTTTTTGCTCTTCGCATGAACAAAGGGTCAAAAGTGACAATAATAATATATATATTTTTTTCATCGGTGTATATTGGTTATCATTCTAGGTTTAAATGCGAAAGTTGGGATTCTCTTTCCGTTAGTATCAGGCATTGTAACAAATGGTTGGTACCATCCATTATATAACCCTCCCCATCCATAGTTGTTGCGTACAAATAGAAAACGTCTCTTTTCAGAGTCACAGTCCATCTCGCCTCTTCTTGGTCTGCATATTCTAATGTTTAACATTTCATATCGATAGCCATCCACTACCCATGCATGGCCATCTGAATGTGTTTGAAAGATGAAATAGTCGCTTTCTTTATCAAATCCACATTGATATACTGGGTGCCCGGCTTTTAAAGACTCGACTAGTCCTTTGTCGCTATAGCTAATTAAATCACTACATGTATAGCCCATTTTTCTTAATAGACCTGGGATTTTTTCACTTTTAGCACCGCTTTCTTTCACTCCATATTTCATACCTACATTTAATCCCACTCTTCTAATAAAATGCGCTAATTGACTCGTTGCATCGGGGTACTTGTATTGGTCTGAACTACTTTTGATTTTATAAATGGTATTCCAATCATAATTATATCCTTCGAATGTGTTTGGATATTTATTATATGCACATATCTGTGCTGTTGCAATGGCTACACATCCGGCTTTGGCATATTCTGTGCCAATGACACATTCTTTATTATAAGGGTTGTTTTGTGACCACTCTATATCCATGAAAGGACCTACTTGTTCTAGTAATTCATTTCTGGTTTCGGGGGTTTCAGCGAATCTCGGATTATTTCCTTGATTATTGATATCATATAAAATAGTGTGTATAGCACTTTTTATGAACATCTTTAAAGCAAGAACCTGGCATGTGTCTTTTAAGTTAAAGTGTCCTTTATCTGAGTATGCATAAATAGGTGCGGTTCTGCTATCTGCCGCTGCTACTCCAAAGCCTCCATCTTTAAAATTGATAATGTATAGCAATGTATCGCTACTTAATGAATTTGCTTTCAATGAACGGGTTATTGCTGGTGTCGTTTTTACAACCTCGATGTTTTCGATTTCCGCCGAATAAGCATTCCGGGTACTTCCTTTTGTAGAGTTAATCACATCGAGGACTGTGAAGACAGCATCCGAGACGGGGATTTTATAAGAAATGTCTTTAAAACTCTCCGCTTTAGTTGAGTGATCAAAAGAAGCAATTACATTATTTTCTCCACAGGAGTAGAATAGTAGTGATGTGAAGATTATCACATACAGTTTGTTCTTCAGATTTTTATTCATAGTTTTTGATTGTTTATGCGGGATTGTAATTGAGCCATATTACATTACCGCGGGTTAAAAATATTTTTTAAGGGCTCTTTTGCATTTTCATTTGTAGTGTATTTAGGTTAATAACTATATTAGTTAATTTGTCCGACAACGCAGCGGTTATATTGTATATTCACTTAAAAACTTTATTAATTATGTCAGACGAAGAATTACGTATTCGGTGTATAGAGTTGTCCGTAGAATGCTTCAGTTGGTTTAAAGGGAACGAGCATGGTATAAAAGGTACTCCTATCGCATTAGCTGATCTTATGTATCAGTTCGTGAAAACAGGAAAGTCTCCAGATGCCAAACCCTATTACCCTCAACCACTGTAGTCCCTTTTATAAAATCTTTCAATTCCATATTCATGTGTTTATAGCCTTAATGTTGTTGCTATTACGGTTATTTACATTTATCCGTGACGGTTAATCTGTGATATACGGTTTATTCCTTTTTGTGACTGCATTCTTGTCTGTTTCGACACACACCTCTCCATACATTCCTGATCCGTGCCACGCTAGATAACCATAAGCGTGAACTCGTTTATCTTCCCCTTCATCAATAATATAGGAATGTTGCTTTTTGTTCCCTCTAGGCAAGAAACCTATATGGATTCCAGCATCGTTGTATACTGCTATTGCATATTGATCATATTCATTGTCAGTTTGCGCAATTGCATAACCGTTAAACTTTCCTACCATGGTAATTGGAAGATCTCTGTAATACGCCCCAGCTATTGGAAATTTACCGTATCCCTTACGTGCTGATAGACCGATGCATTTATCTCCGATATAATATTGCTGAGATTCGGTTAATTCGTTTCGCCGTGATATATGCTCTTGAGATTTCAGAATTTTATCTTTTTCGTTCTGCCAATCACTTTTCAAAATCAATATTACGGCAACAATAAAAACGAGTAATCCCATAATAATCCATTCCATATCTTGAGGTTTTAGCATTGATTAATTAATATCCACCCTCCCACCCATAGGCGTTAGGTTTGGTTCTTTTTTATAATTTTGTTATCAATATTAGGTATGAGTGTTAGCTTGCAAGTCCTTTATTCAGACTTTCTTTTTCTTTATACTTGGCTAATTCAGCCTCTAACCTTTCATTCTTTTCGATGAGAGCGTCTATCGATGCTCTTAATCTCTTGATTTCTTTTTCCATTTCTGTATTTGTTAATTCACCATCGACGTTGATAGGTGATATTTTGGTTTCATTTATTGTAGGCCTGATCATTTCTCCAATTTCACGGAATAGCCATTCAGAGGATAAATCAGTGTATAAAAGAAGAAATTCTTTAGCTCTATCTACGGTTATGCTTTTAGGCTTGGTGAAAGCGCCAACTCCCCAATTTAATTCTCGTTCTGCTGATGTCGGTGAAATCCCTTTATAATCAAGGAATTCTTTGATTTTCTCTTTGACTGTCATAGTGCGTTTTTTAATAAGTGTTAATTAAAGATTATATTCTTTGATAAAGTGAATATAAAAGAATATAATCTTTATATTTGCATCGTGATTAATATCAAACCCTATTAACCACGAATTACAATTTGAAATAATCAACAATTATAATATTAAATTATGGAAACAACAAATTTCGTGACCAAAAAATCATTGACCGGAACATTAGCCAACATGTCCGTAAAAGAAGTTATTGAAATCAACATCAAAGATTTCAAAGAGTACTCTATCCGCAATGCAGCTATTAAGCTGAAAAAGAAAGGATATCTATTTAGCGTGTCCAGCGCCGGCCGGATTGATACAACAGCAGTAATGAGATTAAAATAGGAAAGATTGACAGTGGAAGAAAAACCGAACTGCATCGGCAATTGCCGCCTCTGTCCTGATCTGTGCAAATGCCCGCCCGATCATCTTCATTGCGAAGATTGCGGAATCGAAATAGAACCGGGTGAAGGTATCAGTATCGAAGTTGAGGCTATCATATCCGGACATCCCGGCACTAAAATGATAACAGTATGTCCGGTATGTTTCGCGGATCATTACCAGGGAGATGAAACAATAGAATTTGAGTAATAACTAAATTAAAACAATAAGGAGAAATAACAATGACTACAGGAACAATTATCTTTTTAACATTAATTGCCGCCCTCGTGCTGGTACTTGGAGTGGCTGTCATTTGGCAATGTTGCAATATAAGGAACTTAATCGACGAATCCGCAAAAGAAAGTCGGAATGATATATATGGAACCTATAGTAGTTTAAAGCATCTGTTAGTGAAGTATATCGGTGAATCGAAGAAAGATCTTAGCCCCGATTCAGAGAACGCATCTAAATCCAGCCTCTGTCCTCTGGATTTAGATAGCACACGGAGTCTCCGTGACTGCTTGGAGGATATTTGTAAGTTCTACGGCATTCCAGTACATCTCTTAGCAAGGGGAATGCAAGAAGCGGGAAAAGAGCTTAATCTCAAATCAGAGAGTGTCTCTAAATCCGGCCTCAGCCCCGAAAGCGCCACGCCTAATGGTACTATTACGCCGCCTTCATCTCTTAGTGATATAGAACTTCGTAAATACTGCATAGAGCAGACCAATAAAGATCAGGTGTATCTCCGGATAGAAGATGCTCAGAGGCTTTATGACTACATTTTGAATGGTAATCAGTGAGGAAAGGAGGTAACAAATGAGCATTAAAGAAATACTGAGTAGTGATTCAAATTTAAGTGTAACAATAAAATCTACTGATTTGAAAGAGTTTGCGGATCATATTATAAAACAGACGATCAAAGAGGTTTTGGCCTCTAATATGAAGTCGGATGAAGAGTATTTAACCGTCAACGAAACCGCAAAGATGCTTTGTGTTAATCGTAGTACTTTATGGAGTTGGAACAAAAAGGGATACTTATGTCCTGTTGAGATAGGCGGGAAGCGTCGCTATAAAATAAGTGATATTGATTCAATTCTTAAAAATAAACGAACCGATGAAGAATATGAATAGTCTTTCTAAGCATCTGCTTATGGTCATCATATCCATAGTTACGGTTGCCGGTTGCATCTATGCCGGCAACGTAGAGATGAATGATGATATCCTCTCAGGTATGAGTTTTGAGAAGTACCAGTACATCCATGATCGTATCGGTGATCGTGCCACTTCATCGGATGTGGTAAAGGAGTATTTGCGTAATCGACAGTTCTATGATTCAATCGCCTATTAAATTCAAATCAGTTTAGAAATGAAGCAAAAGATAGAAGAAGTAAAAGGAAAAATTAATCGCTATTATAGCGACTTTATTGAAAAATGCCTTGAAGTACATGGCATTGATTTAACAACAATCATCAGTGATTGTGTAACGGCTGGTTATGAATCCCGTTCGGATGAAATCATAGAGCTTAGGAGAGAATTAGACAGCATAGAAGAAATGAATAGTGATGGTAATAAAATTCTGGATGCTATTAAGAGAATGGCAGCAGATGACAATAAAGGTTTGAGAATGACCACTACGATAGTCGATGTTAAAGATGATCCGCGCGGCTCAATCGTTGGCTTTGGGACTGAAAAAGTTTGCGGAGATGATGCCCTTACCCAAACAATGGGTTTACCAGGTAAGTATATGGCATGTGCCTTTTTTATAGATCGAGAAGAACTAAAGAAATACCTCTAAACGAATAAGATATGAAAAGTTAAATTCTTAATAAGAAAGAACTGAATCAATAAGATGAAGATACAAAACTTTAGTATTCCCCCCGAATGTCGGCATGCCTCTGTTGAGGCTGTAGACAATAGGTTAATAATCACATTTGAACCGGAGAATCTTTCAGATTTCTTCTGTCAGGAAACGGACCATATAGAGCAGACTCCCAGGATCGGTGATTTAGCTTTGTTCTGGGATACCGCCTATAGAGGTTCCGCCATTATTGCCCGACTGATAGATGAAGACCGTATAAACGGTGTACAAGCGTATCAGGCCGCCAATGATGTCTGGTACGAAAACGCCATCCGCTTTCGAAGTGACGAACAATACCGCTTAATAACTCAAAGGCATGATGTGGAAAAAGAAAACGACTGATTTAAAGAAGAAGTCTCCTAATCTGAAGAACAAGTTGGATACTGTGTTCAGCCGCTTTATCCGTTTACGTGACGCCAGGAAAGACGGGACATTTCAGTGCATCTCCTGTGGGAGGATTTTGCCTCTGGATCAGGCGGATTGCGGGCATTACATAAACAGGCAGCACATGTCCACCCGATTCAGTGAAAAAAACTGCAATGCCCAATGCCGATCGTGCAATCGTTTCGATGAAGGCAACATGCAGGGTTATCGCCGTGGTCTGATATTGAAATACGGTGAACCTGCGGTTCTGTTGCTTGAATCCATGAAGACTCAGACAAATAAGATCTCCGATTTTGAGTACAGTGCCATGATCAAGTATTATCAGGGCGAGGTTAAACGTCTGAAAGAAGAGAAGCAGATACGCCAAATATGACATATATGGAACTTTTGAAAATATGAAAGTGATACATGTGTATTTGATCTTCAAAAAGAAGAACTACTACTTCGGTTCTCTCAGTGCCATTTTTGAGCATTTGGATGAAAACGACATAGGAATTAAGAAGCGCACATTGCTGCATCGTTCGGATGAATCCACCATCTTGACAGATAGGGCGATCATCATAAAATCAACCCTGCTTAGATGCAGGAAATCAACAAAGAAAATATGATTATGAAACCAAAGAAACAATTAATTGAAACAGCCGTAAAAGATGGCAGTATAGACAGAATGAATATGCTCCTCTCAGCCGCGCATCTGTTGAATTGCGAGGCAAACAGCCTGATAGAGGAAGCGTCCGATGTTATGTTGGCCAAGGGTCTGTTACTTGGAAACCTGAAGAAGCTGCATAATGATTTTGTGAAATGTGCTGACCGCTATTTCAGAGAGTTCGCCACGCTTGTAACTACGGATAAATCCAAGATGGATATGTTTGGCGATTTGGATGGCTTCGACAAGTCATTCAGGGAGTGGGCCAAGGTGTCGGCCGATTGGGAACCTAAAAAGGAGGTTGAGTAATGAAAGATATCGAATTATTTAATAATCATTTCCAGAATTATAAAGTTTACGGGATTCCCAAAGCACAATTAATCATTGCAGATGTGCCCTACAATCTTGGAAACAACGCTTATGCCTCCAATCCTTCTTGGTATGTCGATGGCGATAACAAGAATGGCGAAAGCGATCTGGCCGGCAAAGAGTTCTTTGATACAGATAAAGACTTTAGACCCGCAGAGTTTATGCACTTCTGTAGCCAAATGTTGATGAAAGAACCGAAGGAGAAGGGTAAGGCTCCCTGTATGATTATCTTCTGTGAATTTGAAGATCAGTTCAGATACATTGAACTCGGGAAACGTTACGGGCTGAATAATTACATAAACCTTGTGTTTAGAAAAGACTTCTCCGCACAAGTCTTAAAGGCAAACATGAAGATTGTCGGTAACTGTGAGTATGGTTTGCTTTTATATAGAGACAAACTCCCTAAGTTCAACAATGACGGACGGATGATATTCAACTGCTTCGATTGGGTGCGGGACGGTGAGACTCCCAAGGTGCACCCAACGCAAAAGCCAGTACCGCTACTCCGTAGATTGATAGAAATATTCACCGACAAGGGTGATGTAGTCATAGATCCGTGTGCCGGTAGTGGTTCTACTTTATTGGCTGCCGCCCAATTGGGACGAAAAGCTTACGGGTTCGAGATTAAGAAGCAGTTCTTTGCTGATGCTAATAAATTGATATTATCACGTATTCAGCAATCGCTATTTGTATAACTCTCTTAATATCAAAAAATGAATATAAAACTCAGGATTTAAACAATACTGGTAACGATAGAGCAATTATGAAAGACAATTCATTTCAAGCCGCCATCAAGTCTTATCTTGATGAGCGTGCCAAGGCGGACGAACTCTTTGCCAAGGCTTATAACAAAGAAAACAAGAGTATTGATGAATGCTGCAGCTATATCTTGGGAGAAGCGAAAAAGAGGGGCAACGCGGTTGCCATCTCTGATGCGGAGGTATTCGGCATGGCGGTTCACTATTACGATGAGGATAATATCAAAGTAGAGAAGATACCCGCAAATACCGGATCCTCAGTCAGCGGTTTGTCTGCCTCTACGGTACTTACCGAGGAGGATAAGGAGAAAGCCCGTGAAGCGGCATTAAGACGCTTGGAAGAGGAACAGTATGCCTTGCTCAAGAAAAAGCCTACACGGGCAAAGAAAGAGATAATAGAAGTTCAACAGATGTCATTATTCTAAATTATGAAACCAAGGACCAAGTTACAAGTTCAGATATTGGAGCAAAGCAGGTGTCTTCCTGATATTGATAGCTATATGCTTGCATGGGCTAAAACGGACTGCTTGGAACATAAAGGCTTTGCGACTAAATCACGGGTTGTTTGCATGGACTGCGGCCAGAGGTTCTCCCCGGATATTGTCAGGCGTAAACTGGCTGTATGCCCTCACTGTGGGGCAAAGTTGAAAGTAGAGCAATCAAGATGCACTACAGACAAACAGAGCAGGTATGTTGCGATCGCTGAGATTCATGGGGAGTTTCAGGTAATTCGGAATTTTGAGATTCGGGCGTACTATAAAGCCGGTGCGGTTCCAAAATACTTTATTAATGAGGTACTCCAACACTGGATACGGCAAGATGGAAAGAATACGGTTGTCGCATTGAATCACACTGTGAATTGGTATTGTGATTCCTGGGGCGGAGATATGGAGATACGTGTTGAACATAGACGTGGTTACTATTCTTCCGGTGTCAGGTATGATATTTATCCTTCCAGGCTGCATCCTGATTCTGAGTTCCGTCCGGATATAGGACGCTACGGTATAGACCACAGATTGCAAGGGCTTACGCCACTGGAAGCTATTAACATGATTCCTGATAACCCGAAAATGGAAACATTGCTAAAGGCAAGGAGGTACGAACTATTAGGGTATGCTTCAAATGAAAAATATAAGATTGAGCGTTATTGGCCGTCCATAAAGATATGCCTAAGAAACAAATACAGGATAAAGGATGTGAAAATATGGTTTGATTATCTTGATTTGCTTCGGTACTTCCACAAAGACCTGCATAATGCACACTATGTTTGCCCGGATAATCTTAAGAAAGAACACGATAAGTTGGTCATTAAGAAACGGCAACTTCAGGAAAAAGAAGAAGCTGAACGTAAACGAAAGAGGGCAATTGAAGACGAAGCTAAATTTAGAGCCCTCAAAGCTAAGTTTTTTGGGTTGCGATTTACTGACGGGTTTATTGAAGTGAGGGTACTTGAAAGTGTTCGGGAAGTCATGGAGGAAGGAGATGCACTTCATCACTGCGTATTTACGAATAATTATTACCTGAAGCCTGAATCCCTTATTCTCTCCGCCCGCATTGGTGACAAGCGTATCGAGACAATTGAGGTTGACTTGAAAACCTTAAATGTCGTACAGTCCCGAGGAGCCTGTAACCAGAACACTGAATACCATGACCGGATCATAGGGCTTGTGAAAAAGAACACAAGGTTGATCAAACAAAAACTTGCATCATGAAAGGAGTCCTGCTTAAATGCAGGAAACATGTTAAACAATAACCAATGCCGGTACTAAAGGATGCCGTCGGGAGTGTGCCCCGGTTAAGTTTTATATTTTGCAAACCACTCCCTGGGGACTTCTCCCCGGGATTTGGATTCCCCCGGAGTGGGAGGCTTAAAACGCTCAGTTTATGAATATCCCCCAAACCATCCCGCGTATTGATTGCAAGGCATTCGCCAAATGCGGAAAGAAGTCTTTATCCCATTGCAGGCGGTATAAACTTACGGACGAAGAGTGTATAAATTGCCGGTTGGTCCATCGACGGGAAAGAAACAATTACCGTACTTCCCCCGACGGTCGTTTAATGAAACGGTGTTCCATCTGTGGCGAGTGGTACTATTTTCACCGGTTCTACCCCAGAACTTTAAATCGGGGAGAGAAGGTCTATTCCACCTTCAGTTCTGAATGCAGAAGGTGTAAGTCTTTGAAAGCGTCAACCTATCAAAAAGCAAGGCGATGAATAAGAATAAGGGAAAAGAAGAGGAAATCAGGCAGAAAGTAAAGTGTGATTGCCGGCAATGCAGACGCGCCGGCCCGGTTGAGAATTTCATGGTGTATTGCCCGATACATGACTGTGGGCGATCAACCGGCCTTAGAATGTGTGAGTATTTTATAGAGAAGAAGAGATGTTCGACAAGATAACCATAAAGGCAACGATTGACACGGCGGATATTGAGACGATCGTTTTACGAAATTATTTGGAGGAGTGTACGGAGGGCGATGAAGTCTATTACAAGTCTACCGCTTACGCCAACTTTGATGGTTGTTTCATTGAGGTTCGCGGTAACAGGTTACGGTGCACATGTTCCATTTGCAAGCTTTACTCCAAGGGAAAGACCGGGAAACTGGATAACAGCCGCCCGATAACCTTTGCAATAGCTGTAAGGACAATCAAAGAGCTGCTGTTGAGGCTATGTGTCCGTATTGAGAATGCCGTGGTAACGTATTACGAGATAGGTATCACAATGAAGATGTCCCTTCCTGCCGATTCTTACATTAAACAGATGTATGAAGTCTCAGGAAAGCTCCTTTGGAACGATGCCAACTATTCGGCGTTCAAGCAACAGACAACGGAGAAAAGCAAGTATTTCCGGAAGATCCTGAAGGTCTATGATAAGAGCTTTGAGGCCGGGGAGAAAGGACGGAATGTCGGGGCTAACATTCTTCGTATCGAAACGATATACAAGCACCAGTCTGTTTCATTGATGGAGCTAACGGACAACCTCTTCTTGTCGAGGATCGGCCGTATATTCTATAAGGACTGGTCAGAAATATGCTTTACCAGAGAACTGTCTGCGGCCAAGGGCGTAAAGGTGTCCCAGCTTGAAAGGGCCAGGGAGATATACCGGATAGGAGTTACCCGGTACAAGGAGCGTTACAAGAAGCTTTATCTTTCGGGTAAGCTGACTAAAAAGCAATGGGAGACTATACGCAATTTTGCCCGTAGCTGGCCGGAAGAGCGTGAGAAGTACGTGGAGGAAATCGGTGACATGGAGCGTGAATTTAAGGACAAACTTTTATCAGGCTACCAGACAGGGATATTTACGCCCATTTGCAGAAAAATATAACATATTGAAAATCAGCATTTTATCTGTAAATACAAAAAGCACCTTATGGTGCGCAATTAAAATGTTGGAAATTAAGTGATTACGTTTTTAAAATCTAAAATTTAACACTTTTCGGCAACTTGTCCTATACAGCCCGCAGGGTTGTCGGGAACCGACTTATAAGGGCTGATAAATTATAATTTAAAAACTGAATATATGAAATGTGAAGCAGAAGGCAAAATTTTGGTGGAGCTGCCATCCACCGGTGGAGTTACCAAGGATGGTAAAGACTGGGAGAAGAGAGAGTACATCATGGAAACCAGCGAACGTTATCACAGTAAGATGCGCTTTTCCGTTTGCAGTTTCGATGGTCCTGTTGAGAACCCTCCAAAGGTAGGAAATAAGATCAGAGTTAACTTTACCGTTGAGGCCCGCGAATATAAAGGGAACTGGTATAATGAAGTAAGAGCGCATCGGACGGAGAATATTGAATGTTAAACTTATAAAGATATACGTTATGTTAGATTTGAACACCCTTCGTAACAGGGCTTATCAAAATGCCTGTGATCATGGATTTCATGATAGAGAATTGAGTGACAATCATTGTTTCATGCTTGTAATAACAGAGTTGTCCGAAGCTGTAGAAGCTGACAGAAAAGGCAGGCGGGCTGACAAAGCGGAATTTGAATCGGTTGTCAGTTCCAATTCCGATCATATGTCTGAGGCTTTTGTGGATGCTTTTGAAAGGCTGGTCAAAGATACGGTTGAGGCTGAATTGGCCGATACGGTTATTCGTATGCTTGATATGGCCGGTCTTCGGGGTATTAATTTGAATGGTATATTCATTGTTGCATACATTGTAAGCAGGAAGAAGTCATTTACCGAGAACTGCTATGCTATCATCAAAGATATTGTGAATTACAAATACACAACGGAGGAATGTCTTAATTATGCTATTCGTCAGGTGTTTGAGCTTGCCGAATTTTACGATATGGATTTGGAGTGGCACATTGAGCAGAAGATGAAGTATAATGAACACTGTGGGAAAATGCACGGGAAGAAATATTAATTCTCGATACAGAAATGGAAACAACGATAGATAGTAATGGTCTGGGTGGATTTCAAACCAGACAGGATCGGATACTGTGTATTCGTAGTCAAATTAATCGCAGCAGTGAAGAGTTAGCCCGGATCAATGAAAAGCTGGGAGCTAAAGATACCCCCTCCTTGGAAGAGTGGCTGCGTCTTTCGGATATTCGTAATAACCTGATGGTTTCTATACACCGGAAGGAGGAAGAGTTGTCACGGCTGACGGATAGCCGCCGGCTTGATCAGCCTAGGCGGGCGAATTATAATTATTGATATGTTTTAGAGGATTAATAAGTCGTATTGGAATGGGAAACAAAAGAAGGTCAGTCCGATTTGATGAACATACTTGGATGCTATTGAAAGAGGTATCTGAGAAAATGGGAGTCAATATGTCAGTTGTAATCAGAAGCATGGTTGCGCGCAGTTTGAGGGAAATAACGGATGATTCCGGTAATCTGATTCTAAATGAGAAACAGGTACAAGCGAAATAGTTATTATCCTAAGGTGGCCGAAGCAATCGGAAAGAATTATCTTAAGCTTCGATCGCTTTGTTGTGTCGAATTCGATACGTTTCATGGCTCACTATCTCGTGAGGACATCTTTCAGGACACGGTGCTTTATGTCATTCAAGATGTTGAGGCCAGCCTGTTAGAATCGGAAGAGGATATTATAAAACACTTTTGCTATCGTTACAAAATGATAGCATTTCAGATAATTCAAGATTCTAAACAATTAAGAGAAATACCATATGCCGACTATTTACAAACCCAAAAAGAGGGAACAGAAGAGCAATAATATGTATGATGATGCCCGTCGTAAGATATATAATTCAGAGCGATGGCGCAGGCTTCGAGCATGGAAGATGGTGAATAACCCTCTATGTGAGGTATGCTGGCAAAAGGGATTGGCTACACCGGCTGAGGATGTTCATCATATCGTATCATTCATGACTACGAATGATCCTTTACAGCGTAAATCATTAGCATACGATTATGACAACTTAATGAGCCTTTGTAAGCAATGCCATCAGAATATACATAACTCAAAATAATAACAAAAAAGTTATTGGAATATTTGCTTAATAACAATAATGTTATTATATTTGTAGTGTCAAAAAACAAAAGCAATATGGGAGAAAAACCGGTAAGTAAAGAACGGATAAAGTTAGAGAAGGATTTGCTGTTCTACCTTCGCTACTACAAAGAGCTACAGGACAGAGGGCATTATAAACAAGAGCTTGATTATCAAATCGAGTTATTAACTAAAAAGTTAAAGGAAATGTAAGTTGTCAACCGCCTCCCTTGAAAGACAGGGAGGCTAAATAAAGAAGTTATGAAGACAGATATAGAAAGACTAAAGGAACGCTTTGCCAATGCTAATACCGAAGCGGAGATTGAGGCAGTAGACAAAGAGATGAAAGCTTTGGCGGATCAAGATATGGATCAGTTTGCGGAAGGTTTGATAGAATGCATCAAGGACACCAACAAAGAAGCGGATGAAATATTACTAAGAGAGAAGTTGGAATCGGTGTTGCCGTTTATCTCTGTTTCAGCATTAGCCAAAACATATTTTAAGAGGTCTCCCCAGTGGTTTTACCAACGTTTAAATGGAAGTATTGTCAACGGGAAGCCCATTCGGTTTAATGATGCTGAGTTAAAAACCTTGGCCGGTGCATTGACCGATATAGGTAAGAAGATAAGTCAAGCTGCTGCTTTTGTTTTTTGACGATAACTAAGCAATAGTTTGTGGCCCCATCTGTAAAGGTGGGGCTTTTTTGTTCCACTTTTCGTGGAACTATATGTTAAAACGCAGTCTGCTATGTTCCACGGCAGTGTTTCCGTGAAACACTGTGTTAAAACTGGATTAACATTGTTCCACGGGTATGGGGTTGAATTTTGAGCAAATCGACTTCCGAAACCTCGCCCAACCCTTCTTCACACGCACGGAATTTTTTCAAATTTTGAATTTGTTAAAGCATTAACGTTTTATTTGTCGGACATTCATGTGGTTATTATAAAAACAGAATATGGTGAAATTTGTAATGCCCGATAATTTATCCGATGAAACACAGAAGTTTATAAAGGATGTGGTAAAAGAGCTAAATGCTAGAAAAGCTATTCAGAATATTGATCTCGGAGCTATTAGAATGCTTGCAACCAGCTACGAGATGTATATGCAGGCAACTGATATCCTGCTTAAAGAAGGCCCCGTTATTGAGATAAAATACGAAAAAGCAGCTAATCCGGCTCAAAATATTGCCACTAAAAACTATGCTCAGGTAATGAAAATCATGACAGAGTATGGTTTGACTATTAAAAGCCGTGGAAATATTAAGGCTATGAAATCAGAAGATAAAAATGATTCTCCTTTAGACCAATTTTTAAAGAAAGGGGCCCGTGAGAGACGATGAAAGGATACTATCAATATGCCGCTGATGTTAGAGATGGCAAGATTGTAGTGGGAGAGTTTATTAAGCAGGCCGTCGAACGGTTTTATGTTCTTTTTGAACGGGATGATATAGATTTTAGAGAGAATCGGGCGGATTATGCTATTGAATTTATTTCTTTGTTGAGGCATTACACCGGTCGTCATGCCGGAAAATCGTTTACGTTACTGCCTTGGCAAGAGTTTGCAGTAGCAAGTATCTACGGATTCTATAAAAAAGATGAGGATGGCTCTTGGTGCAGGTTGGTTTCATCTGTATACATTGAGATGGCCCGTAAAAATGGCAAGTCGGCTTTTGCGGCTGCACTTTGTCTATATCATCTTATCGCCGATGGCGAGTCGGCTGCGGAAGTCTACTTGGCGGCTAACAGTAAAGATCAGGCAAAGGTTAGTTTTACAATGTGCCGTAACTTTGTATCCGGGCTTGATCCTAAGCATCGGTATCTTGTGTCTTTCCGCGATCAAATAAACTTCGATAAAACATTGTCGTTTTTGAAAGTGCTTGCCGCTGATTCCAGCAAATTAGATGGCCCTAATCCGTCTATGTTTTTACTTGATGAATACCATGCGGCTAAAAATTCAGGTTTGAAAGATGTACTCCAATCCGGGCAGGGTATGCGTGATGATCCGATGAGTATCATTATCACTACCGCCGGTTTTGATAAATTGGGTCCATGCTACCAGTTTCGTGAAATGTGTACGGAAGTGTTGAAGGGCTTGAAAGAAGATGATACCCTTTTTGCTTTGATTTATGCTTTAGATGAAGGGGATGATTGGAAAAATGAAAAAGTGTGGGGCAAGAGTAATCCTAATTTAGGGGTCACAGTAAAGCCTAAATATTTGAGGGAACAGGTTCAAAAGGCAATAAATTCTCCTTCAGAAGAAGTTGGAATCAAAACGAAGAATATCAATATGTGGTGTGATGCGGAAACTGTTTGGATACCGGATCACTACATCCTTAACGCTTCTGCCAATCTTGATTTCGAGCAATTCCGGGACATGGATTGCTATGCAGGTATTGACTTATCAAGTACGAGTGATCTCACCTGTATGAGTTTTATGTTTCCGACTCAGGACAAATATTACTTTAAAACCCTGTATTATCTTCCAGAGGCGGCGTTACAAGAAAAACGATTTAAGGATTTGTATGGCGATTGGCGTAGGCAGGGATTGATTACCATTACGCCGGGCAATGTAACGGACTATGATTATATACTCAATGACCTGATGCGTATCCGGGAGATTGTTTTCATTCAAAAAGTGGCTTATGATGCATGGAACGCAACACAGTTTGTTATCAACGCCACAGATCAGGGGTTGCCGATGGAGGAGTTTTCCCAAGCATTGGGAAACTTTAACCGTCCCACAAAGGAGATGGAGCGCTTGTTATTATCCGGACGGGCAGTGATTGACAACAATGTCATTAACCGGCATTGTTTCCGCAATGTGATTATGGCACGGGATCGGAATGGAAATACCAAACCGTCGAAGCAGTTTGAAGAGAAGAAAATAGACGGAGTAATAGCCAAGCTGGAAGCCCTTGGCATTTATCTGATGTCTCCGCGGTACGGGGAATTCTATTAACTGTCGGACAATTTTCTGGTTAGATGGTAAAAGGAAAACAATGAAAATACCAATTCTAAATATTGAGATTAGAAAAGCGTCCAAACAGGAGGTATCTAATATAGCTGCTTGGAGTTCCGGTGGAAGATCGCTGTTGTTGAGCCGTGATAAGCCAATGTTGCTTTCTACTGTTTATCGGTGTGTGGACTTGATTTCTGACAGTGTGGCTGTCTTGCCATTAAAAACCTATCAATTGGATGAAGAAGGTTTTAAGAAGGAGTGTAAATGGCATCCAGCTTACCATGTTCTGAATACAGAGCCTAATGAAGACATGACCAGGTACGTCTTCTTTAAAACATTGATGGCCTCAGTCCTTTTAACAGGTAACGGTTATGCCTATATCGAAAGGGATGGGACGGATTTACAACTAATCTATGTTCCTTCTTTCCAAGTAGGTATAGAATGGATAGTAGATGCGAAAGGCATTCGTAGAAAACGTTACAGGATTACAGGGTTTAAGGATCTGGTACAGCCTAAGGATATGATTCATGTATTGAACTTTTCTTATGACGGAATCATTGGGGTGTCTACGCTGACCCATGCCCGGCAAACGCTGGGTATCGCCTCTGACAGTGAGGCGCATGCCGCAGGATTCTTTAAGGGTGGCGGTAACGTGGCGGGTATCTTGGCATTTGAGGGCCGCTTGGATAAAAAACAAAAAGACCAGATCTATGAAACTTGGGAAAATCGTACTTCTTCTGTAGGGGGGAAACCCAATGGCATTGCTGTGCTTGAAGGGAATATGAAGTACCAGCCGATCACTATCAGTCCCAAGGATTCGCAACTATTGGAGTCCAGGGAGTTTAATGTGGTGGATTTATGCCGTTTTTTCTCCGTCTCTCCTGTTAAGGCTTTTGACCTGTCTAAATCGAGCTACTCCACTGTTGAGGCTACGCAGCTTCAATACCTGACGGATACGGTGCTGGCTGTCATTACCAAGATTGAGCAGGAGATCAATCGGAAAGTTTTTCTTAAATCCGAACGTGGCCGGATATTGGCTGAATTTGATACATCGGCAATTTTGCGTACAGACAAAAAGGCGCAGGCCGCATATGCAAAGGATATGTTTTATGTTGCAGGGATGACACCCAATGAAATTCGCCGGGAGAATAATTTGCCCCGATTAGAAAATGGAGATAAAGCCTTTGTGCAAGTCAATACACAAACATTAGATCGTGCGGTAGCCGACCCTGTCATAGATAAAAATTCCAAGTTGTCCGACAGTTCTGTGGTTAATGAAGAAAAGGATTGATTATGGATGAAAAGAGAGAAATAAGAAATACTGCCTATCAAGTGGTGTCAGACGAAGAAAAGCGAACCGTTGAAGGGTATGCTTTGCTTTTTGGCGTGTCTTCGGACGGTTTAAGTTTTGAAGAGGTGATTGAGCATGGAGCTCTGGATGGTGTTATTGAGAAAAGTGATGTATTTGCGTTGCTAAACCATGACCAAAGTCGGGGGATTCTTGCCCGATGCAATCGGGGGACTGGCTCGTTGACATTATCTATTGATAGCAAGGGATTGAGATACCGTTTTGAGGCTCCAAAGACTGGGCTCGGAGATGAGCTGATGGAAAATATCCGGAGAGGCGAGATCGCCGAGAGTTCTTTTTGCTTTGATGTAGAGGAAGAGACTTGGGAAAAGAAAAGTGATGGAACATGGAAGCGGACAATATTGAAAATAGATCATTTATATGATGTCGCGCCTGTATATAATGCCGCATATAGCAAAACATCGGTTTATATGAGAGGCAAGGAGCAGGCCGAAGAAGATTTTCGTAAACAGGAAGAACAGAGAAAATCCGGAGAGTTGGATGAATATTACGAGAATATAGAAAAATTATTTAATAATTAATTTAACGATTATGCCAAGAGAAAAATCAATTACAGATTTAAAAGACGAAAGAACCCAGCTTTCTATCCGTGCTAAAGCGATAACTGATGGTGCGAGAGCCGAAAAACGCATGTTAAACGAGGGCGAAAATACGGAACTTGGAGAGATCCAGTGCCGGATGACTGACATTAATATGGAGATTGCAACCAAGGAGGCCGAGAACAGAGGTAAAGGGACTCCCCATGTAGAACCCGGTCAGGAACGCTTTTCTCTCCGTCGTTCATTGGCCAACTATATTTCCGGACAGGGACAGCATGATGCGGATGCTTCCGTTATTGAGGCGGCAACGCGCCTGCATAATAGCGCAGGGGTAACGAGGTCATCTCAAAATTCATTGGTAATCCCGATGAGCTTGGAGAAGCGGGCAATGTTTACGGCGGCAACCGAATCGGCTACGGGAGTAGTCATTGATCAGGAGCAGCAGGAATTGTTGCTGCCGCTTCAATCCTCTTTGGTCTTGGCTCAGGCGGGAGCCAGATTTATGACCGGTTTACAGGGGGATATTTATTGGCCGAAGTATAGCGGTTCCAATGTTTTCTGGGAGGGTGAAAACGCTAAAGCCAAAGACGGTGCCGGGCAATTCAGCAAAGGTGACGCCTATAAACCCAAGAGACTGACGGCTTATGTTGATATCTCCGAGCAGTTGCTTGTCCAGGAAAATACTTCGGTTGAGGCAATTATTCGACAAACGTTGGCTGCTGCTATTGCGCAAAAGGTTGAGCAAACCGCATTTGGTACGCACGCTCACAATGATAATACGCCCGACGGGCTGTTTCAGACAGTGCCGGCCATTAACGGTGTCATGGATTGGGCTAAAATTGTGGAGTTGGAAACCAATGCGGATATCAACAATGCGCTCTTTGGTAATTTGGCTTACATTATGCACCCGTCTTTGGTAGGTAAGGCCAAAACTAAAGTGAAAGATGCTTCCGGTGCCGGAGGCTTCATTTTTGGCGATAAGGGTGAAGGTACTCTTAACGGATATAAAGCGCTTCGCACCAATAACCTGCCTAAAGGCTTGCAGACCGCTAAAGATGAATTCGGCATTGTTTTTGGTAACTGGAATGACTACTTTATAGGTCAGTGGGGAGCGCTGGAAATCAAAGTGGATCCGTATTCCCGCATGTTGGAGGGAGTTGTACGTTTGGTGATTAATTCTTATTGGAATATGGGTATGATTCGCCCTGAGTCATTCTCCATTGCCTCAATGAAGTAAGCCATGAAGTACGTATCGTTAGATTTGGCGAAGAAGCACCTTTACATCGAAACAGAATACACCGATGATGATAGTATCATTGGTGTATATGTTGCCGCCGCTGAAGGGGCTGTAGCTAATCACATACGTCGGGATCTAGATACGCTGGAGGATAGCGAAGGGAAGCTGCCCGACCCTATTCTCTCAGCTATCCTTCTTGTTGCCGGAGGTTTGTTTCGGGATCGGGAAGTCAACTTTGTCGCGGAACGGGCGCGGGACAAAGTCGGTTTGCTGGACTATTTATTACAACCATACATTGATTACTCCAAATGAAAGCGGGACTGTTACGTGAGATTCTGGAATTCAGGGAAGAGGTGAAAAGCCAGGACCTGAACGGTTTTGTATCCAATAGATATGAAACGGTGTTGACTTGCAAGGCTTCGCGCCGGAAGATGTCTGCTGTTGCAGACAAGAGCGGAGTGAATGCCATGGAGCAATTTATTGGTAGTATTATAGTATTCCAGGTTCGGAATTATCCGGCGATTAAAGAAAACCAGAGGGTTGTTTATCGGGGAGTGGAATATGCGATAAAGATGATTGATCCACAAAGAGATAACACGCTTGTAATCACACTTGAAAAACTGAATATATGATACAGATAAGGACCATAGACAGGGAAAACATAATTTATTTGGTAGACCAGTTAGAGACCTTTGAGAAGGATAAGGCCATAAAAAGTGGGCTTCGGGCCGCTGTGAATGTTTTTCGTGTGAGAGGGCGTAGCAATTTACGTTCGCGTCTATTGCATCACGGGAAGCAGACCGGGCATTTGATGAACTCTTTTACCACCAGGGTTAAACGGAACAAATTAGGGGCTTTGGCCGGTTTTGATCGTCCGGGAGGAAATCACTCCCATTTGGTTGATGCCGGAACCAGGGCGAGAACTACCACCGGAAAGAAAAGCGTAAGGGCGGGGGCATCTCGCGGACTTATGCCTGCTAACCGATTCTGGGAAGATGCGAAAGTTTCTGAGGAAAAGAAGGCGATGGATGCTCTATATGCGGGGATTGAAAGAGCCGTGCAACGTATTAACGACAGGGGATAATGAACAAGTTTAAAGTAACAACAGAGGTACGGACTATCTTGCAGGATTCTTTGGGTATCAAGACAATGGTAGGTGATAAAATATTTCCGTTGGTTGCCCCGAATGGAACCGAGGGAGATTTTATTATATATCAACGGGATGGATTCAAGCAGGAGTACACCAAGATGGCAGTTGCCCGTCAGGTTCCGACCATATTCGTAACTGCCGTGAGTGATAATTACACCCGCTCCCAGGAATTGGCAAGTCTTATCTATGATGCTTTGGAGGGGGATTTTGTAGATCCGGTAATGAAAATCAGGATGGAAGATTCTACAGAGGATTATGAATCCGGAAAATATTTCCAAGTCTTGCAGTTTTCAATTGATTAATATGAAACGTAAAACTAAAATTTTAAAAACAATGGCAACAAAATTAGATTCCAGCAAAGACATTTATCGGGGGGAGCTTATGCTTTTCATCGGTGATGAACCTATTGCTTTTGCTTCCAGCTGCGGGTTGGATGTTTCAACAGAAGAGATTGATATTTCTAATAAAATGATGGGGGACTGGGCCGGTTCGCTTCCTGGGAAAAAAAGCTTTACCCTGTCAAGTGAATCATTGTTAACCCGAAAAGAAGGTGCAATGAGCTTTGACACTCTTTTGAGTAAGCAGATAGCAGGTGAGGTACTTGACTTCTTTTTGGGGAGCCCTGCGTCTGCCGATAAGGATAATTTCGGTGGAACTTTCACTAAGGATACAAAGCAAAAGAACTATACGGGTAAAGTAATTATCACGTCCTTATCCATTAAATCAGATAATGGACAGATTGTTTCATGCAGTGCTTCTTTTAAGGGAATTGGCGCCCTTGCCCCGGTTGAGCCTGTCGGGGTGGGAGGATAAGAAATACAATAATGATGAATATCGAAGGCGGTCCGTAGATGGCCGCCTTTTTAATTAATAAATTGGATGGAAGCAAGATTGACAATAAAGGCTGTTATCCGCTGGGAACAACTCAGGGGTAAATCATTTTCTTTAATGGACTATTCAGATAAAGAGGATGTAAACGCATTGTTATATACCTCCACAATAGTTGCTAAAGGAGAAGTATATACGTTTGATGTTTTTAAAAAGACACTATCCAACCGGAAATTGGTTCGTGAGATGGTATTGTCTTTGGAAAATAGGATGTCTGTATTGGCCCAGTTTCAAAATAAACGAGCTGGTACAGATAAGATCAATTCCGATACCACTCCGGGGATGATAGGCAATATCGTGTCAACGCTTATCATGTCCGGTCTGGATGCTACATATGCATTGGAGGAAATGGAGTTGTGTGATTTGCCCATGTATATTGAAGCCTATGAACGTAAACGTAAAGAAGAGATGGAAGCCAGCCGGTTATGGACATTCTTTACCATGTTGCCGCATATTGATTCCAAGAAGATGAAAAACGGGGCTATGGACCTGATAACATTCCCATGGGAGGAAGTAGAGGCGGCCAGGGAAGCGGAAAGAGCAATAAATGAAGATATAGACCGCTTCGAACAGTTTATGAAAGAGGGTAAGAAACTAATAAATAAATAGTATGGCAGGTAGATTATCATTTTCGATTGCGATAAACCTCCTGACTGAAAACTTCAAGAGAGGTACGAATTCCGTTAAAAACGGTCTAAGAGTGATGCAGATGCAGGTCTTAACTTTTGCGGCGGCACTGGGTGCCGGTGGATTGGGGTTGAGCAACTTTGTATCCCGTCTGATCGATGTTGCCAGGGAAACCAGCCGGGTTACCACTGCTTTGAAGAATGTATCCGGTAGCATGGTCCGGTTCGCTGATAACCAGCGTTTTTTGTTGGACATGGCGAAGAAATATGGTATTGAGATCAACGCGTTGACCGGGAATTACGCTAAGTTTACGGCTGCCGCTTCCATATCGGGCATGTCTATGATGGATCAGCGGAAAATATTTGAGTCTGTGTCCCGTGCAGTAACCGCATTTGGGATGAGTGCGGAAGATAGCAACGGCGTCTTTCTGGCATTATCTCAAATGATGTCCAAGGGAAAGGTTAGTTCAGAGGAGCTTCGTTTACAAATGGGAGAGCGCCTACCTATCGCTCTGCAAGCCATGGCAAAAGCCGCAGGGGTATCGGTAGGGGGGCTTGACAAGTTGTTAAAGCAGGGCAAATTAATGAGTAAAGATGTTCTTCCTAAGTTTGCTGAGGCTCTTGACAAGATGATTCCCAACGTAGATACGGATAATTTGGAAACTTCCGTGAACCGGCTTAAGAATGCATTCACTGAATTCGTGAATGGAACGGAAGTACAGAGCAAATATAAAGCCTTGATCGATTGGCTAACGAACGCGGTAAAGGTGGCGGCTGACAATATAAGATCGGTAATTACCTATACGGTTGCCGCCATCATGGTTATGGTAACAAGCCGGTTGGTGAATAAAATACTTCTGTCGATATCCCGGGCTGAGTTGGCTGCTAAATCCGCTGCACGCCGGGCGGCTAAAGATGCCGGCCAAAAATTCAATGAAATAGCGTGGAAAGCACAGAGAACTTCTGCCTCCATTAAAATGGCGTTCTCTAAGGCCGCCATGTCGATTAGGGCAACCCTGATATCCATGGCTCCTACGGCTATATTGACGGTCATTGGGGCTGTAGTCGCTAAATTGTATAATGCCTATCGGGAGTCAAAGCGTATAAAAGGGTTATTCGATGAATATCAGAAACGAATGAATGATGTTCCCTCAAAAACTCCTGAAATAATCAAGATTCGCGCTCTGCAAGAGGAATACAATAAGACCAATGTCACATTATCAGATAAGAAAAGAATTTTAGCCCAGATAAATGGGATTTTAGGGACTGAATTGATTGTTAATCAAGATGTTAACAAAGTTATTGAAAAGCGTATATCATTATTAGAAAGTGCAGCAAGAGCCGAACTGGCTGCTAAAGAGGTGGCTGATAGCGAAAATGAATTAGGAAAGATTGGTGGTAAATCATATAATGGCAAAACGATACGAAGTATGGCTCCGGACTGGGCGATGGCTCGCGGGGATTTAGTAAAAGAGGAAAGATTTAAAAAGAAATACGATGTGCATACCCAAGATGCTTTAGGCTGGGAAAACGGGCTTAAAGATGACTTGAATGCATTTATCGAACACGCCAAGATACTAAAAGACGCTAAAGGTCGATTAGGCAAGGAGATTGCTAATTCTGTGGCTACGGCTGATTCTACACCTCCTGAACCTGATTCTAAAAAGACGGAACTTCAAAAGGCCGAAGAGAAATACGCTAAATCCTTAAGGGAATTGGATGCCCGCCGGGAAGTCGAGAAGATGTCGGAGTCGGAATATTATAAAGCTGTCGATGAACTCGGGAGGAAGATGTTGATAGAGGCCAAAGCGTCAGGTGACAAAGAGATACTTAATAGCAAATATCTCAAAATGCTTCAGGATGTTATTGATCATCCTTTATATGATGAGGCGGCCGCAGAGATGGAGAAGGTGCAGAAGGAGTACAATGATAAGGTTAAAGAAAATAAAACCTTGCTTTCAAAAGGACTTATCTCTCAAAAGGCTTTCAATGAACATCTTGCGGGGCTATCGGTTGAGGCCGCTAAGTCTGCCGCAAGCATTAAAGGAATCGGTGAGAGGGCTGATGCTTTTATCAAGGACATGCTGGATCAGGCGATATCACATATCCCATCCGTGAAGATGAAATCACGCGATACCACTTTTGATTATAAAAAATCAAAAGTGGATATTGCCTCTGAGAATCTTGATAAAGCAAAGGAATACGCAAAAGAATTACAGGAACAGGCAAAGAAAGTAGGTAAGGAACTTTCGGATGAACTGTCAAATGCGATAGCCAATGTCCCTACTTTGGAGGAGGCTTTGAAATTAGCTAAAGTAAAAGAAGACGTGAAAAAATTCACTAAGGAGCTGGATGAATCGCTTTACTCAGGGATCAAGGATATCGCTACAAGCTCCGATCGTGTCGTATCGGCCTTTACGAGCCTTCGTGATGTGATGAATGATGTAGATGCAACGGGATGGGAGAAAATCATGGCCATTTGGAATGCAATGATAAATACGATTGATTCTTTTACGTCTATAGTTCGTACTATTGAGAATATATCAGTTTTGGCTAAAAAGTTGGCTGGCGCCAAGGAGGCACAGCAAGGACTTGAGAAAAGTACAGCAGGAACGGTTGCAGGAACAGTTGTTAAAATAGCCGCAGATGAGGTAGCGACAAAAATGGAATTAGAAAATAGTCAGAAGAAAAGTGCGGCGGCTGTTACAGAAATGGCATCGAAGAGTACAGCGGCTTATGCGGGAATACCTTTTGTCGGGGCGGCTCTGGCAGCGGGACAAATAGCGACAATGATGGCTATGATAGAAGCAGCGAGAATTAGCGCTCCCGGATTTAATTCAGGGGGGATCTATTTAGGGGGCACATCTTTTGGAGATAAAGGATTGGCGCGTCTGAATAAAGGGGAAATGATTTTGAATATGACCCAGCAATCTAATTTGTTTGATGCTATCAACTCTGGTAATTTGGGGAGTTCAAATAGGGTCCAAATAGAATTTGGGAAAGCCAAGGTGCTCGGACCGGATATTCTGCTCTCCATAAATAACACATTAAAAAAACAAGGAAAGAAACCATTATGAGCTACGGATTGATTTATACGATTCCTTTTGCAAGTCTCCGTAATAAATCTTGCATTATAGAAATAGAGAAAGAAGGGTATGTGGGGGCTCCTACTGAATTAGTGGGGGCTGGAAATCCATTTACTGTAGATATCGATGATGATGATTTCTTATACGTCCCGTCCAGGTTCAGTACGGCCAATATCCGGATAGTAGGTTCGGATTATTTGCAAAGTTTGTTTTCCACAGCTTATCAGCAATACCGTGTAACATTTAAGCGTGATGGCGTGGTAACGTGGTGTGGCTTTATCAAGCCGGAGTTGTACACACAAGATTATAGCAGTACTATATTCGAATTGGAACTTGAATGTGTCAGCGCCATGTCCGCTTTGGAGTATATCGATTATAAACCCAAAAACGGGACAGAAAGAGGGTTTGTAACTTTATGGGAATTATTAACCCGTTGTGTCTCTGAATCTCGAGGCTGTTATTCAAACGTATATATTCCACATGTTTACGCAAAGGATAAATCGAATTATACGGCTTGGACAAATGTTCTGAAGGACATGATGATAAGTGAACAGAATTTCTTTGATGAAGATGACAAGCCAATGAAACTAAAAGAGGTGCTTGAAGAGATATGCAAATTCCTCAATTGGACTTGTGTGGATTGGAGGGGTGATCTTTACTTCGTAGATGTGGATCATGCAGGCGATTACTATAAGTATGCGTTGGACTTTTCCGCATATGCAACCGTGAGGGGATTTACTATCAACGTCCAAAAAGTTGGCTTTAGCGGCGATAATCATACGCTCGATATTTTGGGCGGTTATAATAAAGTAACAGTAAAAGACAGTAATTATCCGGTTGGGAATTTACTTCCGGAAGAGAGTTACGAAGATGCAAAAGTTCTTTCGTCACGTTTAAATACGAATAAAGATAGAAAATGTTACCGTCAGTTTCTTTATCCGAAAAACTGGAACATGTATCTGTATGATGGCGATACGGTTATCACCAATGACGATTTAGAGTTACGTGCTTATGATGCGCATAAACTTATAGGAGGAATACAGGAAAGGTACTGCAATTATAAAATAGTGGACGGTAAGCCGGATATTTCAGACTATTCGTTTACAAATGTTATACAAGCCAGGTGTTTGGGTGCTGTCGGTGACTTATCAATGATAGGCGGGCTGGAACTCTTAACAAAGATAATGGATTTTAAAGGTGCGTCCTCAGTGTACGAATCAGGGGCCTTTGCTGTATCTGGAAGCTATAAGACGATAGCGGATATGGATTTGATTCCTTGGGACAATAGCCGGGGCACGTACATGCCGTTGGCTGCTTGCCAATTACGGATCGGTAATAAATATTATGGCAGTACTAACGGATTGGCCCCATTCGCATGGTCTGCAAATCCCAATTATTTTTTTAGACTTCCCGCCTCCGAAGAGAATAACAAAGCCCGATTAGATTATGTATCCATTGAGAACCAAAAAACAATATATATGCCATATAAAGGTGTTTCAGGCGTAATAATCCCTATTGATACCCTATTATATGGCGAGCTTGAATTTACTCTTTACGCATCTAAAATACATAATGCTATTTTTATAAATGGATTCTTGTTAAAAGACTTTTCCTTTAAATATGGAAAGAGCACCGAGGCCGAAAAGACTACCGACAATACAGACCGTTATTATGAAAATGTCGTTAACGAAGACTACATTAACGAATTAGACGAAATCGAGTTTAAAATATCCAGTTACAACAATGATGGGGCATGCTATTCGAAAGTGATGATAGGAGAGGACTATCTTCGTGATAATTTGTATTCGGTACTGGTTGACAGGGCTATTCGTCCGGAGGAGCATTTAATCCAGCGTATAATCAATCGATATAGCACTACTCGTATCAAGCTAACACAAGAAATAGAAGAAACGATTGGTTTAACTCCTATTTCCAGACTGTCGGACAAATCTCTGGTTAATAAGATATTCATTAATGCCGGAGGAAGTATCGATTATAAGATGGAGCAGTTCCGGTGTATTATGATAGAGACATGAAAGACGTAAAGATTAAAACTACATCCATTCCTGCGAAACCCCGGTCAAAGAACTATCCGGCTGGGGCTGTTATCACCCGGACGGCTGGCGGCATTACTGTTAACGGCGGAGGCGGTGGAGGTGCTTCGGTTGACATTGTAAAGGCTACCGACACAAAGTCGTTTACCGATAGCAACGTACTGTCATCGCTCCGGACGCTGTTAGAGATCCGTTCGCGTATCATTGCCGAATCGGATACAACCACGGAATTAACCGATGATAATACGCTTTCTTCAAAGCGCACTTTGAAGGAGATAGATGCAGCGATTAAAGAGGCTTTGAAGAAGATAGATGATCTTTATTTAAGCAAGGTAAAAGCGGATATAGCTAAAGAGCCTATCACTTTCCTGAAAGGGCTGTTTGTTGGTGATGGGCTTACATTTATCAACGAAAGTGGCGACACGGAATTGCAATCTTTAGTTGCCCGGATGAAAGTTAAAGCCGCTACATTGGAAGTAACCGGTTCGGCCAATGTTGGCACACTCCATTCGGAAGGGAATATTTCAACAGGCGCGGATATTTGGGCTAAAGGTGACACGCATACTTTAAATTTACTCGTTCAGGCACTTGCAAAAACATACGATCTGAATGTTGAGCACGTCGCAACCCTGTTTCAAACCATAGTCAAGGACTATATCAGTTCAGAAAGATTCATCCCCGGACTGATGGGTGAAGGGATGAAGCTATACAAGGCTATCAATGGGGATTGGAACCTTGAAATAGATAATGCCGTAGTCCGTAAGGCCATGACCATTTTTGAACTTATCATTTCGAAAGTTCGTGCGGTTAACGGCGGTCTGGTGATTTCATCTGCTAACGGGCGTGTTAAGTCCGTTTCGGAAACGTCCGGCGATCCGGCTTACTATGTTTTAGGTATAGAGGGCGACATGATGTTTGTCGCTGATGACTTGGTACGTTGTCAGGTCTACACATCCGGACACGTTAAATACTACTGGGTTCCGGTTGCCTCGGTTAATGATGATTCGATTCTTATACTTAAATCCGTATTTCCCAATGGTACAACTCCGGCCGTTGGTGATGATCTGGTTCAGATGGGTAACCTCACGAATCCGAACAGACAGGGCATTTTGTATCTCACAGCTTCGGAAGATGGCAAGCCGCGCATTTCTGTACTGGACGGGGTAAACTCCACGTCTTTGGCCGGAAAGAACAAAGTGATTTTGGGTTGTCTCGATGGCATGACGGATACAGACTTTCCGGCTGACTTCCAACCCTCCGGATACGGCCTGTATGCGATGAACTGTTTCCTGAAAGGTATTTTCATTCTGAGAAATGGAAAGAGCATTGAACAGGAGTTTAGTAATATTGCTACCGAGTTAGCGGCTATACCGGGAAAGATCGAGCTTGCCATACGCAGTATGAAAGTAGCGGACGTTAATCTGCTTTACGACTCTAACCACAAACTAAATGCTAACCCCTATCAAATGGGATCGTATAAGTATGACGTTCATTTAGAAGCAGGCAAAACCTATACCCTTACAGTGTGCTATAAGTGTGCGGACTCTGATGTTATCAGGGCGTATAACAATCCTTCGTACGGCTGGATAGGCACTTTGCCGAAAAGCGCAGAAGAAACGGTACTTTCGCAGCCTATAACGCCTATTAATCCGGATGGGGCATATTTCTACTTCTATAAGTTTCCCCAACAGGAATCAACGGAGACATACATTAAATGGGCTGTAATCACCGAGGGTAGTGTGGGTGTAGCTAATTGGATACCGTCTGCAACTGAAAGAAAATTGAATATCGGAGGCGAAAACCTGATGTTACAATCCCAACAGGCATTGGATGGATCAGGCGCACAATATGCGTTTCAGTTATCGAAAGCGTGGACGGATTTAAAAGGCAAAACCTTAACAATCTCGTTCGACTATGCGTATAGCAATCTAAAGATGGGATCATCACAAAGGTTCGGGCTTGAAAAAGCTATTTATAAATCGGGCACATCCCAATATTACTATATCGGTGCATTTAAGTATGTAGATTCTACCAGCCCCACGGCTGACAAAGGTAGGTACGTTCACACTATCAAAGTCCCCGAAGATATAGAGGACTCTTTGGATACTGATATTATTGCATATATACAGTTAGGCGCTGGATCAGTTTGCCGGATCAATAACTTTCAAATAGAAATAGGAGACACGGCGACCGGATGGAAGCCTGCCCCTAAAGATTCTTTCACTGAGTCAAAAAAGTACACCGACACACAAATACTTGCCGTTGACGGGAAAATTGAACTATCCGTTAAAACTAAGGTAGAAAATTTGGGTATAGGTGCTAACAACCTGTATAGTTACACAAGTTCACTGCTTAATACTTTATATCCATCTCCTACTATTGAAAGGCAAATGTCTCTGCATGGTTTCTATTTGGTTGGTTCACAAGGTAATGGAGGAGCTATGCGGATACCTAATATTATCCCGCCTATCCCCGGTAAGTATACCGTTTCCGGATGGATTAAAGGTAGTCAAAATACCCCAGTTGGTTTTACTATTGATGTGTGTGATTCTGAAAACGTAATTGTTAAATCAACAGCAGATAACCAATGGAGTTATTTCAAGCATACATTTAACGTAACGAAAAATACAGAGGAACAAAAGGATGTATATAATTTTGTTGATATAGAAAGAATTGATTGGGCTTATATATGGGTAAAAGACTTTAAAGTAGAAGCGGGTGAAATTGCAACCGCATGGAGTCCCAATTTTCAGGATGCAGTTTACAAAGGTGCTGAATATACTAATAGTCAAATTAGTGTAGTCGAAGGTAAGATAACATCCACCGTTGAAAAGATAAATACCGTTGATGGACGTGTTACCGGACTTGCTTCACGCGTCGAACAGACCGAAAAAAGTATCACGTCTGTTGTTGGTGATATTGGTGTTATTAATAGTACCACCAATAGGCATATATCAAAGCGAATAGATTTAAGAGGATGGGACAATAATAAGTTTTTCCCGTTGGTTATAAGTATTCCGGTTTACCACAAAACAAGGGTTGAAATAAGTAGGCCTCTTGATGCGGGATACGGAAAACCTTCATACGGTACTCACGATGGCGGTTTTTCTATGAACTTAACGTTTGAGATGTCCGGTTCGGGTTGGGGTTCGTTGCCAGCAGTAACCAATATCTTTGACTATACTAAAGCATGGACTTCTGCGGGTGCAAAGATAGTTGTTGATTTGGGACAAATAACTGAAACGTCTACGTGTAGAATGGGTATTAGGGGCGGTTCTATGTATGACGTAACCGTAGATGATACTATTGACCCAAACGTAATCAACGTTTATCAAACCGATTATCACGGTTCGTATAATACATCGTTCCCCGTTCGCACCGATGGAACTGAACCCGTCCGCACATACGGATACTATACCGAAATAAAGCAGACGCAGGAAAGCATAGCTTTAACTGCGAACAAAGTGGACGATCAAGGTAGGCGATTAAGTGCGGCTGAGTTAACTCTAAGTTCAGACCACGCAAAATTAAGCGTAGTAGAACAAGCGGCAAATTCCGCCAATTCCTTAGCAGGCACAGCCAATAACAAAGCCGAAGCCGCAGACGGTCGTGTCACCGCCACCCAAAACGGCTTAGTCGAAACCGGAATCAACATCACGTCCCGAAAAATCATTCTGAAAGCCGATAACCTGCTATTCCAAAATAACACAGGTCAACAGACAGCCGCCATCAACGCAAACGGCAAACTGTCTGCCAATGTGATTGAAGCTGCGGAAGTGGTGGCACAGGCATTTTCAGCACAGAGGATCACAACCGGAAACCTTACGGTAACTGATGGTGCAAAGATCGGTGCCTGGAATATATCGGGAGGCTCTCTTGTTTCGGCAAGCAATTCGCAGGCTAAGATCCTGTTAAACATGTCCGGTAATAAATTCCTTCGTATTAACGAAGAGGGGGACAGCCCTACAACTTCACGCACTGCATTGATGTCCATACGAAACGACAATTACAGTGGTCTAAGTATTGAATCATACGGAAGTTCCGGTTTTGCTCTAAGATGTTTGGCTAACGCAGGCACTGCAAATTCGATAGAATCGTATGGAAGTCATATTTTCGCCCAAAGGGGCGGTGAAAAGTGGAACGCTCCCGGAATGCTGTGTACCGGATATGTATATCAAGCGGGTACAGTCACTAATGAATGGGGCAACGGGTGCACCTTAACCAGTGCACAGAAAATAGCTACTGGAAAATACAGGATATACCACAGTTTGAAGCATCTGCAGTACGCTGTTTTAGTACAAGGCTTAGGGGGGTATGGCTGGGTATTCGGTCAGGTAGAGACACAAAACAACTCTTATTTTGAGGTTTTAATGCTTGACGCAAACAAGGGTCCCCGTGATTGTCCATTCCGTGTGTTCGTTGTAGGTCGCAATGTTTGGTAAATGCCCATTGTGAGCGCAGATTACAATAATAAATTCAAAAGAAATAGAATATGAAAATCAATTTTAGAAGAATTAAAGTAAAAACAGCTATTGATGGAGAAATTAAAGAGTTCGACGTAGCTAAAACAGTAGGAAACGCTATTTACTGTAATACACCCGATTTGGGTGAATTGGAGTTTGCCCAACGGATATATAAAGAAGGTGAAGTTGAAGTTGACGAACAAGGTGCAAATATCATTCGAAATTACGTTGATCCGGCTCCGATCCTCGCAGTGGTGAAAACCGCTATTTATAATGAATTAGACAAAGTAATTATGAACTCTCAAAATCAATAAATTATGTTTCAAGAAGAATCAAGAACAGTTCAAGTAAACGGTAAAGCCGTTTCAGGAGATTATCAGTACAATGTAAACTACAGTGTCAATAACGATAATCTCAGTCGTCTTCATTGTGAAATCATTAAAACGGTCACGGAAGAGATTGACACCCCTACAGGTAAGCAACCCGTAACCTCCGGGCGGTATATCGGGTATTTGCTGTTAGAATCAGGCAGTAAACAAATGTCCCTTCCGGAGTCGGAGAATGTTGCAGCGCACTTTGAAGTATTCGATCAGATCACCAAAGAGGTAAAAGCCACTTTAGAGCCCAAACCGGCATCTAAATCCAAGTAACAAGAATCCGCCCTGTCTTCACAGATGGGGCGGAAAGATGCGGTATAAAGGAAATGAATAATAACCGTAGTTTATTCATACCGCATTTGATAATACTTATTTAAGATGTTCTCTCAATAACACGTAAATTCGTATAATTGTTGTACATTCTAATAAAAAAATTATATAGAGTAAAATAGTTCTTATCAACATAGGTTGCATCATAGCTATGATGGTTTGCTACTTTTAGGGAATTAGTTTCTTTAAAAAAATAATAAATATACTATTTAAATTTATATATCCAAGAATATGAAAAATTTGAAGATGATTGCATTGATTGCCTTGCCTCTTTCTCCTTTGCTGGAACTCTTTGAGCGCTATGTCTTTGGTGACTGGGAGTTTGTCAAATGGTTGATTGTCCTTGTATGTGTTGATACGGTGCTCGGCTTTGTCAAGCACTGGTTATCCAAAGACATCAGTAGTAAGGCATATGGTATGATTGGGCGTAAGCTTATCATTTACAGTTGTGTATTGATCCTGTCACATGTGATGGGTAATTTCTCGATCGCCGGTCAGGTGGTCGATAGTTTCGTCTGGTTCCGGTATTTCGCTTGTACGGCATTAATGATACGTGAGGCCTTAAGTATTATTGAGAACGTAGAAGAGATTTGCCCGGGCTTTTTCCCGAAGGCTATCATAAATAAGCTGAAGGGGTTCGATAATGTTTCGGGAAAGAAAGAGTAGTTTAGATAAAATCTCCCGTCGCTACGCTTAGCGACGGGGAATTACACAAACAAAACAAACAAATGTATAACTTTATCTTCCCAGACCAAGTTTACAAAATATAAAATATTGGAATACAAAGGTTGATTTTTATTTTTAATAAAAGTGTTAATAAAACCGCTAAAAGAATAATATATGCAATATTTTTACTCCAAGAATTAAGTCATAGCGATGTGGTTACAGTGCTTGGAACAAGTAATGTTCTGATAGTTAAAGTAATTCATTGTTTAGCGAGGTTGTTTTAGAATATTTTGACCAATTTGGGATAAATATCATCTCTTGAGACACTGTTGCAACATTCGGTGGCTATCATTACGGAATGGCTGATGTTACATTAGCGATGAAGAAAAAAGCAGGAGTTGTTATTGGACTATTTTTTAATTGAGTCGGTTTTTGACTTATTAATAATGGATGCACATAGCATTTATCTTAAATGCATTTATTATTTTGAAAGATATAGTTTTTCATCTGTATGCAATAAGATACGGCGTACTATCTTCACAGACCGCATAACCGTGTTTTTAAAGTTTAAGCATGTTATATAGCATATTTATTCCTATAAAAGTTCATTGTGTATCTATTAAAAATGCTTATAAACCTGTGGGATAATAATATTTTTTATCATGGAGATATTTTCATGGAGGGAATAAATAAGGATAATTATTGAGCTTGTGTAATGAATTTGTATTTAAAAATGTGAAAACAAGAAATAACGCTTCTACCTTCACAGGCAAAAGCGTTACAAACGGCTATTAAGGCAACAAAGTTATTGATTTATGTTATGTTTTATCTCCTTAACAACTTAACTCTTGAAAAGTTTTATAAACTAATAAAAAAATAAACAATATGAAAACAATTGATTCAATCATTATTCACTGTTCGGCCACGCGCTTCGGACAGGATTTGCGTGCAAAAGACATTGACCGGATGCATAAACAGAGAGGCTTTAATCAGATCGGGTATAATTACGTAATAGATATTGATGGGACTGTGGAGAACGGTAGGCCCTTGTCTGTGGACGGGGCACATTGCAATACGAAAGGGGACAGTGGGCGGTCGTATAACAAACATTCGATTGGTATCTGCTATATCGGCGGCCTGGATGTCAATGGGAAAGCTGCTGATACCCGGACAGAAGCGCAACGAATAGCTTTGCGCGATTTGGTAGAGAAGCTCTGTAGAGACTACCCTATTATCGAGGTACTTGGACACCGGGATACATCACCTGACTTAAATGATAATGGGGAGGTAGAACCGTTTGAATATATCAAGGCTTGTCCATGTTTCGATGTACGGAAGGAGTTCTCTAATTTTATGAAACCTGTAATCATACGGCCATGAAATCTTTGCCTTACATTATCATAATCATTCTTGTCCTGTTTATCGTATTCCGCCCGACAAGGGTGGAACGCGTACCGGGTGAAGTGGTCAGAGATACGATCATTACAAATCGTATTGATACGGTCTGGGGTACAGTACCCATTCCGGTTTATGAAAGCGTTGTAGATTCGTTCCCGTTCGTTGTTCCTGTTCCTGTGCCGGGTGATACGGTTCGGGACACGGTGTATTTGCCTATTACACAGAAAATCTACAAAGACAGCCTTTATACGGCTTATGTGTCAGGATACCGAGCCAAGCTGGATAGTATAGAGGTGTACAGCAAAACGCGCACGATGTTCATCAGAGAGCGGGCAAAGCGGAAACGGTTCGGGCTGGGTGTGCAGGCCGGATACGGTTTTTCTGGGAATAAGGCAACCCCTTATGTTGGGATTGGGGTGAGTTATAATTTGTGGGAATGGTAATCCTTATTAATCAAGGAATATTATCGTGGCTCAGAAGTAAGTTGTTAAAATATGGTGTTTTTCATTAATAGAATAGGGGGTTTCCTTTATAATACTGTCTTTATATTAAAATAATAAAACCTATTAAAACAGTTATGAGAAAATTATTTTATGCAACAGTAGCATTTGTTGCGTTTTTGATTGGATTATTTTTATTTATGTTTGCTTCATTTACTTCTTGCACCAGTAACAATGAATTAACACCGCCAGAAATGTATGTGGATGTTAATGAAATAACTTTAAGTACCTTGTGGGTAGATGTGGATTGGCCACCGAGTGTTCATAAGATTAATGTGTACGGTACAAGGGCGGTTTCTTTTAAATCTGAAAATGAGAAAATCGCAAGGGTGTCTCCCGACGGGAAGGTTGTTGGAATGCGTGCTGGTTCTACAAATATTGTTGTTCAAGGAGACCTGAAAAGTATAAAGGTAAAAGTTAATGTTATCCCTCGCCCTTCCAATTTTTTAGAGCCATTATACAACTTTACATTAACTAAAAAAGAACTTATTCAACAAAAAGGAGATGGATATGATATGCAAGTAGATCCAGATATCTTTTATTATAGGTGGGGAGGAGTATCGCCAGTGGGAGAATATTATTTCTTTGATAAACAGACTGGTTCACTTTTTACTTCATATTTAATTGTGAATAAAAGTAAAGTAACAGAGCAGGATTTATATATTTTCTTCGAAGAACGATATTTAGCATTAGGCAAAGGGGGATGGAAAAGTTTGGATGGTCGTTTGATAGTCCAAATATCAGAATATGATGATCAACATTATAAAATAAAGTATTCGGCAAAAAAAGAAGAATGATATATATATTGTTTTAGAGAATGATGGTAGCGGTTTAAGCAGAAGTATTATTATAGTTTATATCAGATTAGATTAATGACCGAATAAATGAATAAGATAACTGAATAAGCCTCCTTCAATACCACAGTTGCTTGTGTATGGTGGGCTATCTGTTTTCTAATAATAGCAGTTACTGGTTTAGAAAGAAATACCATCTTCGCACTGTGTAGAAATATCTTATCATTAAGTTGCTGGCCTCGATTCTTAGGAGTCGGGGCTTTTTCATTCAAAAGAAATCTTTCTGCATCTGGAAGATTAGTTCCACTATTTAAAATATACAATTGCTTTTTATTCCCTTATTTTACATTTTTGCAATGTATCCTTTATACAAATGAGTTCAGATAAATTAAGGGTGGACCCTATTTGTTGCAAGTAAAGTGAAGCTAGTTCGTATCAAGCATGCAGATTAGGTACAGAATAGCTGGGGATGAGTTGAGCCTTATGTTAGTTTTGAAGTGAATTGTAATTTGTGGGAGCGGTAAACTTAAATTCGAAGTCAGAGGTTGAGTACACTGAGATAAAAAAGGTGCAGAAACGATGCATTTTTTAGTAATATCTATATCTAAATATACATGTTTGACAGCATTATTTAGCTAATTATTTAGCTAAATAATGCTCACTTTTGAGAAATTACGCTACTTTTGCAGCATAATTACGCTGTTTTTGTGCTAATACTACATAATACATCAAACTATTTGTGTTCTTAATTTGTATTATTCAGACAAGAGTAGTATTATTTGTATGAAGAAATAAATAAGACCTATGAATAAAATATATGCGTTTGATTATATGCTATTCTTATTTGAAGAATGGTATAACGAAGAGAATAAAGAACAGAATAGAGGATTCGAGAACTGTTCTAAGTTGTCTATGCTTAAGCTTTTATTTTTGGCTGCAGCTCCTAAAGGAGAAGGTACTGGAGATCTCTTGAATATATTTAATAAATTTTTCGCATTACCTTATGGTCCTGTCGAAAGTGATATCTATAATGCCATTCAAGGTAACAACTTACCATCTTACACAATAACAGAAAGATCAATAACTAAAAAAGTAATAGATACATTGCCATATAGGATAGAGGATTATGTTAAAGTAGAGGAGGCTGTAAATGCTTTAAAGGTGAAAAATAAACATCTTATACTATTGAATGCCTTTGATTTGGTGGATATTACACATAAATGGGAAAGCTGGAAGCAGTCTATAGATTTTGCTAAGTTAATGGAGATGTCAAGTTATAAAATGACCGTAGAATCGATTAGGAACGATAGAAATAAATACTTTGAATAAATTAAAATAGGATGAGTTCTATATTAGAGCAATGTTATGATCAATTCATAGAAGAGTTTCCTGAATCTTGGCTTCCAAACGGTAATGAGGAGGAAGTTGTCTTTTTTTCCAAAAATATTCAGATTGAAAGCTTTTTTGAGACATGCTTTATACTATTAAGTAAGTCGATCATTAGTGGGGAGTATATTAATGTTCCTAATTTTCTTGATGTGTTGAACAACTTCCTTGAAAAGACAACAGTAGAATATGCTCCCCCTTCACTTTCTGGGGCAGTTAATGAAAAAGTAGACAAGCTTCTATCAAGATATCGGGATTTAAATTATTCTATTTATAATGCATTAAAACACTATAATTATTTCGTAACAATCTCAAAAAACAAATTTGATACAGAAGAGGATAGGTATGAGTACGGTTTTTATAAGTTGAAAAACATAAAATCAACAGATATAATTTTAAAATTATTTTCTGAGATAACAATGCCTCTGTGCTTATTTGATTATCGGTTCCCTACTAGTGAGGATGAATTCCAAAAACTACTTTTTAGTAGAGACAGACTAATGGAATACATAAGTGAAGGTAGTTCAGAAAGAAGAGCTATTTTATCTGTATTGCTTCATAAATGTCATTTTATTATACGTAAAATTAAAGAAACTCCTTTATATATTAATTCAGAATCCAATATTGTATGCCTAAATCCTAAAGAATTAGATATTGGTTACTATGATGAGTTTGTTATAGAAGAATGTAGTAGTGAATCAAAAGTAAGTGAGCTTTTAGATAATATTAATAGTGCTAATCCTAAATTGAAATCTTTTGTCTTGTTAATGAAATATTACAAACAGAATTTTATAGACAAGTCTGACATAAAGAAGATGGATTTAGTTTTAAAGCAGTTTTCAAATATTTATCAAATAAGACGAAATACACAAGCATTCATTAGCCCTAGTAATTCAATAGAAAAATATGATAGGTTTTCTTTGAATTCGATATTTAATTTCTTGTATAACTGTCGTTTTTCATTTTATGTTCAAAAATGTGAACCTAACTTAAAGCAAATAAAAGAAGAATTACGTCATATAGAAAATATACAAGCAAGGACTGGTGTGAAAAATTTTCACCCCTATGAGAAGGCTATAGAAGCTATAATTCGATGTATTGAGCTTCATATTGGGAAAGAAGATTTTGATGAAAGATTAATAGAGGATAAGTTGGAGGAATTGAGCCGTGTAATTGATTTATATAAAGAGGCTTATGAATGGAGTCGGGCACATCAATTTTTTCCTTTTCAATTACCATTTGAAGAATCTATGTATAGTGCTGGAAATGAGTCTATCAACTTGTTTGTACCTTCCGCTTATGCTAGATATATTGACTATAATACGCTGAAAGAGCGATTAGAGCAATTTAATAGGACTAAAGAGTATTTGAGATTTCGTTGTGATTTATCAATGGAAAGGAAGGAGATAACTCAGATAAAAAATGATATTAAAACTTCAGATAAAAAAGCTTATGATTTAATAGCGATATTTACAGCTGCTATCACTTTTCTTTTTGGTATTGTGAATATCTTTATAAATAATACTACTTTGGATTTATACCAATTAACAGCTAATACGATTGGCTTTGGAATATTATTGTTACTTTTTGCATCTTTATATTTGTTTATTTCACCATTATTAATTCAGAGGATAAATTGGCGTCAATATTTAAAAACAGGTCGTTTTATTGCCGGTATAGTATTTATAGCTATATATGTTATATTGGTTTTTACTTTAGCAGAAACTAGTCGGTCCGTAATAGATAAGATAGGACAGACTGAATCTATAGTAAAAGATTCATTGCATAATAAACAGAAGTTGGAAATGCAACAAATTAAGGTAGCACAATAGCTACCTTTTCTTATGTCCTCAAAACATGTAACTAATAAATACATCTTTTTAATATTTATTCTATCTTTACCTATTAACTTTTTAATTTATATGTCATTGAGGAATATGATAATAGGCAAGAGAGTCAATTGTGAAAGACTTTTGATAGAAAAAAGAGAAACCACATTGTTTTGTAGACCATAGAATACAAGCTGTTTCTCAAGCCCAATTAATTGATTCTACAAAAAGAAAAGAAGAAAAAGAAGTGCCTGAATTTAGTACGTTTTATGGGACTAAGTCAGGTCAGGTTTATTATATTCTCGAATTCCCCCAAGATGAATCTATAGAGTACTTCGATGCAGGTTATGTTGCTCAAGTTTATATTTGGGAAGATAATTCTAAACCTTGATCTTTGCGTTTAGGAAATAGTTCGATCATGGATTTGAAGTAGAAAGTTAAGTTTAATATCAATTGCCTTAACTTTTTGGAGTTGGCAATTTTTTTATATACCTCGCCTTCCTGATTCGAGGTATATCGGAAAGAAATACCATCTTTGTCACGTAGAAGCATCTCCTTGATCTGTTTTATAACTCAGTGATTAATCGGCTGTATCAGATAGAGCGATGACAGAAGAAATGAATAAGGCGACTGAATAAGTCGCCTTTATCTTTGGGAACTTTTTAGGTTGTACAATATACTATTATAATTGCCTGCTATTCAAGCATATCAACAAGTTCTTTCTTAATATCGTCGTCTATCTCTCTATATCGGGTAAATGCCCTGCTGCCTTCTGCATGTCCCGACAATGAACCAACTAAATTGGGGTCTTTCACTTTCTTATAAAGATTGCCAATAAACGTTCTACGGGCCATATGCGAAGAAGCCACTTCATAAATTGGTCGTTTTTCTTCTTTTCCTGTAGTGGGATTAAGTATGGTCACATATCTATCTATTCCACATAACCGAAGTATGTCTTTTATGTCGTCATTATACCTTTGAGCACTAATGAACGGGAATAAACGCTTTTTTGTATCAATGCCTTTATATTTTTCTATTAATTCTTTTGCACGTCCATTAAGAGGTACACGGACAACCGCAGGGCGTTCATCTTTGGTTTTATGTGGTATATATTCTACTGCTTCATTAATGATGTTACCTTGGGTCATTTTTAGTAAATCAGAAACGCGGCATCCGATTAAACACTGAAAGATGAAAATATCTCTTTGTATTGCTAATTGTGGTCGTGCTGAGAGATCAAAGTCCGCTATGATATTACGTTCGTCTAATGTTAGGTAGAAAGGGGTTCCGTACTTCTCTGTTGTATTGCCACTGTACTTTTCAAAAGGGCGATTGTTGGTTATTCCTTGTTTGTTGCACCAATTATAGAAAGCTCTAAATTTGCTGAAGAGTGCGCATATAGTATTATTGCCTCTGGGCTGAGGCTTTGGTGCTTTGCGTATCGTACCGATTACTGCCGGGATTTTTTCGTAAATCTCAGGATATTCATTATAAAGTGTATGTTCATTACGAAGAAAGCTTTCTATATCTTCGATTGTATCGGTGTCTATCTTGTTAATGTCTAGTTTAAAATCTTTTTTATAGCAAGCTGAAATGAATAGTTCATATCGCTTCAATGATCGTAAGAGTACCTGAAAGTTTCTTTCTCTAACTTCTGACAACTTCCTCTTTTGCAGATAGCTTTCCATTAGATCGAAAAAGTTATTGTTGCTTTTATGGTACTTCTCGGGATGTAGATGTTCATCTGCAAGTTGTTCCAGCTTCTCGCTCGTTATGCCTGGGGTTTCATTGTAGATAGAAAGGAGTAGTTTTTTACGATCTGATATCGCTGTATTTAACCGTATTCGGTCTTCTGTTTTGACGATGCATTTAGCTTTATATTGCTCTCTCTTTTCATCCCATAAGGAAGGTAGTATTAGGAGTTCGGATTTGTGGTATAGTTGGACATTTCGTCCATCTGAAATACGAAACCTGATATTAGCTTCTCTGTCTTTTTTGCCAGTTCTAATAAATGCTTTTACGGTTGCCAT